GTAAGTGTTATTTGGTGACGCTAAACAAATTGATTCTGAACCATGCGTGCTGACAATCGTTCGGTTTGTATTAATCTACGAATTAATCGTAATTTAGGCAAATGAGCTTTGAATCTGGCCGCTCTAACTTTAAATTTTTGCCTCTCTTCTGCAGAAGCATTAATTATAAGTATACCCGGATGATGTCCATGTGCCGCCCGAATCATCAGAAGTTGCGATGCATACAAAATCGCCGCATCCTGCTCTGTCTTTGTAAATTCTTTCGGGTATCTAATAAAATTATCAGACATTTCTTGCGTACACACATCTAGGGACATAGAAAACTCATCACCACATATGCCTCTCTTAAGCAGTTTCATTGCATCAAAACGTAACCTCTCAGCTGAAATATATTCCGCAAGTCTATCAGCCACACGTGACTCGATATTCATTATCTGGAACAGCATCGAAAGATCTGCTGCATTATGAGTGTGTCCTATCTTTTCTAAGATGTTAATTATCGCATTACCAGTAATAAACCCACGCATGACAACATCACCTCGCAGAATCGAATCAATCCTGTCAACATATGACATCCTTACTCGTGTGCTCATCCTTGGCCCTAATAAATTCTTCTGTAAGAAAAAAGAGGGCGATAAATTCTGATCTGGAAAATAAAAATGGCGTTGCACTCCAGACGAATACTGAACGTCAAACATTTTAATATAGTTCGTACTCAGTTCTAGATCATGGCTAAACATTTTGAAACTTTTTTCCTCCCGAACATTTAGGAGTCGCTGATATTCCGATTCATAAGTTGGCGTCAATATGCTACGCGCCGACGATTCTTTCAATAAAGCTGAATGCATCATAGTTTTCGATATGTTCGTTGGACTATAATCTCCTAACGGTAATTGTTTTACTAAATCTGTTAGTTCGTCGCTATTCAGCACACTTTGAACAGCGGGTCTTGCCATCTTGGTAAAGAAACTCATCTTAGCATCAGTACCTATCTGTCGTTTATCCGCTTCTGTTTCATTCCAGAACGGTAGAGTACCATTAATAAAACCAGCTAGATGTCGAACAAACTCATTACCCGTTTGCAAAAGATCTAAGAATATATCTTCGGTCATAACTATATTAAGCGATTCATAATAAGCTCCAACTCCATTCCATTCAACTGGGAGGAAAGCACATAATGGATCTCGAATTAAATACATAGTAAAACCATCCTCATCATCAGAATCAAAGCGTCTATCCCTATACACTCCGTCGGCGAAAATGGTTCGTTTCAATTTCCGGAAGCCGACTAATGATGTTTTCAACATTAAAATCATTCTCGCCAATTTGTGAGAAAACCCCCTTGAAATTTTAGTAGTCAAAGTTTGAACTTGTGATTTGAGATAGCCTCGGACATCCTCGATATCCTTTCGTCTTTCAGACGAGATCAACATCATTCTATCCTGCGGTATATATATTCCTTGTTTAGCATGTGTTTGCGTTTTCTCAACGGAAAAGGGAGCTATGATTGTTTTTGAAGCAGAAGCAATATGACCGCATCTTTCAATTGTATCAAAAATTACGCGAATTATACAGTCAAAATCATGCTCCGTAGAAATACATGGTTGAGTATAAAACAAAGTATCATCGCCTACATACTGTTCAGATAGAAATGAGATTAATCCAGCGCACCGATGTTTCACCTCCTCTTGTATAATAGTACCAATTGCCAAATTGTGCATCGAATTTGCAACTAATGTTGAGTTTTCACCAGATAAATGCGTGTTTATGAATGCGAGATCACTTCCATCTACAGGCGATACTAAAATCTGATTATCTGGATCCTCCGATTGTATTCTCGCGATTATCTTAGTTGTACGGATCGGTTTAACTCCACGTGGTGGTCTAAACTCTCCTTTTTCCCTATCTTCTGGAGGTAACTCCATGTATTTTGCAAAATCTGCCTTATAAACTGCACGTTTTCCATTCCATAATGTATTCACGACACGGCCCTCTCCATATCCATATTCAATGATTTCATCTAGCGTATGCCCTTCATATCTTAGCGTACTGTGTTTCATCATAGCAGTCCTAATTCCACTTATCATGCCATCTCTAAAATTATATGGCGTTAAGTGTGTGTCATAATCACTATAATCGATAGCAATAGTCAGTATTTCTGGATCTGATGAATTACGGAAGGTGTCTGCTGCATCCATAACCCGTGAACGTGTGGCTTCAAGGTCCCCTACAATAATCTTCCCTCCTAGCTTGCCGCTTTGCGGCCTTGTGCTGCCACCTACCTTTGAGAAATATTCATTCAATGGCAATGTTACTATCAATTGCGGGATCAAAATTGATAAATTTATGGCGTATATCGTTCTTGTGGCTTTAATCGGCACATCTCTTGATCCTTTGCTCTGATAATTTTGAACTGTATTATATTTTTTCTCCAACTCTTCTTTGACGAATATCTTATGGCCTTCTTGAAATATAACAAGTGCTTTAATTCTCGAAGTTATCTCAATCTGTTTTCCAATGCTATTCTTAATACCTGGCCCGTATTTCTTATACACATTAAATTTCGTAGAGAATCCCGAACTGGTGTTCCGAGCTAATCTTAACATCGAGGTATACATGTCTTCGGGCTTAACAATATCTTCGCCTGCGGCTAGCGCCTCGTCATACGCTTTGATAAAGTTGTTACGTGTATATTCGTTTACTCTTGATATTAGATTGCTCTTGTCCGGTTTCATCTGCTTCTCAATATCACTCGAAACATTTTTTACCCAAGCACGGCCGTACCCAGTAATTGTTTGTATTGATAGTAATAGTGAGGCTAACATAACATGTTTAATATTCGTCGGATCAAATTCTGTCTTATATACTTGTCTCAGCATTGTTAAAAAATAACTTAGCACGCAAGCGTGATTACCTAATTCCTGTGAGTATTTAATAGTTTCCTCCACTTTTGAGATATTTTCCTCCCGCCCCTGACGATAAAATTGAGTTTTATATAGTATTGGACCATATATATTCTTAACCCTCACAAAATCATCATAGACTACATCTTTTGAATTACGATCATCACCACCACGTGCACGCAGAACTTTGACCTCGCTACAGCATACACCCCACATCTTAACAAACCAAGAATAAGGTGCTCGTAACATATTATTAATCTTTTTTGGATGAGGCAAACATAATATAAAAAACTCCCTAATTAAATCAAAAGGATTTATTTTCAATCCGCCAAACTCCAATTCTTTAATCCCTTCCTCGTTCATTCGTTCAAACATGTTAAATTCGATCAAGCTTTCACAACAACACATTTCGAAAAGTAGTGGCGTTGAATATGACATAGAAAAGTCTTCAATTTGCGATAAATCTCGTGAATTTTGATTAAACGGACTTCCATACTTGTGAACGAACTCTCTCATTGTTGATAATCCTAAAGGTTCATGTTTTATTTGCTCTGCGTACTCTCTTATGAAGCTACACCAGGCTTTAACGGGCAAGTCCCCATATATCTGCATCTCCGCTTTCGCTCTCATTTCAACAAATTCACGAAACGGATGCTCTTTTTCTACGCGATAATTCCTCAAGAATTCCTCCTCAGGAATCAAATCTCTCAGGTTAAGTACTGAACGTTCAAAGATTTTCAATGTATCATACTGTGGCTCTCCATCTAATATATCTTCCCAGCTAGATTCTACCGCTACCTGTATGCCATATAAATTCAGAATTCCTTGATCACGCCTACGCTCGAAATAAGTATCATCAGTTTTATATTTGACACCACGTTTACGCCGTATTTCCCTCATATTCTTCGAAAATCTATAGTATATATATTTCGGCTCTTTCCCATCTATTTTAGTATATTTTAGAAAACGTTGCACGCTGCTTCGAACCAACGATGCGTCTTGCATGATTGACCATCCCAAATTTAAC